GTATATTTGCTCTAATGTATTCATTTGGTTTGTGGCCAATATAATTTACGTTAGGTAATTCCTTAGCTTGTTTATAAAGAGCTGTATAATTATGATCATTTTGTTCATAAAATTGTTTTCCATATATTTCTGTAGATGAATATACATCTAAACTAATAAGTGGATTCTTTACTAATTGCATTGCACCTAATAATACACTTAGTCCTCTCCAAGGAGTATTTTGATGAATAATTTTTATAGGTTTGTTTTGTTCATAAGGTTTAGCTTTTTCTATTTTTTCTATTCCGTTTTTAATTACTAAACATTTGTGACAAGGTAAACCAAACATCATTCTAAATTTTTCATGGTTCCAATGTGAATTAAATACATACCAATCATACTTGTGATGATTAGCTTTATTTTTAAACCAAGGATATAGGTTAGGTTGGTCCCAAGAATTTTTTTGCCAAAGTATGTTTACCTTATTAGGGTCAATAGGTATTTTACCTGGAACACTAGTGCAAATTTGCACTTGATCTAATAACTCTTTTTTAACGTACTTATTTAAAAACTCTAACTGTAACTCAGTTCCGCCTTTAGGGTTTTGGTTTTTCATTTTGTTTCTGCATCACTTTCTGAAGAACCTCTAGTCCTTTAGGAGATACTTGAACAGTTACATCCTGCGCAATATCAGGTCCTTCTTTTTTATCTTTATATATTTCACCTGTCTTTGTATTACGCCACGTTGTTATTGTAGTGCAATCTATTTTTGTCAAATTATCCGTTTTCATTCTCTCTGTTTATTAAAGCATAACTTATTAGGCCTTGTATTTTATTACTGCCTGTAGCTGCTTGCACAGTTATAGCATCACCTGCTTCTAAATTCAAGCCCTCAGGTGAGGCATTTATTTGTGATTTAGCTGCTACGTCATCTCTAAAAAATTCATATTCAGTATTAGAATCTGATGAATCAACAAAATTCATATTTACTAAAATAGCTGAAGATCCATCATTGTTTGCACAATATATACTTTTAACTATAATTGCTCCATCAACAGGGCAAGTAAGCACCGTTGCTTTAGCTGTATCAGTTTGTTTAAAACCTTGATTTTTATAAAATATACTCATGATAAAAAATAATTAAATGCATCTTGTTCATTTTTCAAGTCTTGTTGAAAAGAAAAATTAAGTTGTTGTTTCATAGTATTTAAAGATTCAAGTATTTGTCTTTGGTTTTCTACTTCATACTCTGGTTTAGGTTCAGGTATATAGTTACTTATCTTTGCCATAACATCTAAGCTAACTCACCTGTAGATCTAGTTCCATATGTTTCAATTGCTTTATCTATTTGTTCTTGTTCAAATGGAGTTAAAAGATCATAATCTTTGTCATATAGTTGGTTGCCAACTGCATTTTGAGAATAGTTGCCGGCAAACATATATTTTGGTTCGTTAGGTGTTGGTAAAATATTAGCCCCTGGATCATCAGGAGTTCCATAAGGTGATACAAAACCTTGATCTGAAGTTCCATAAGGAGAACCAAAACCAAAGGCTGCATTGGAATCCATTATACCTCTATCTGCAGTTCCAAACTCATTCGTTAAAGCTGTATTAAATTGTGGAGATTGTCCAAACTCATTTATTAAACTAGTATTAAATTGTGGAGATTGTCCAAACTCATTTATTAAACTAGTATTAAATTGTGGAGATTGTCCAAACTCATTATTAATATTAGGTTGAGATGTTACTCCCATCCCTGGAAAAGAATTTATATTAGGTTGTGCTAACTCTTTTATAGTCGTAGCTAAGTCGTTATCTTGTATAGTTGTATTTAAGTTGTTTCTTAAATTACTACCTCTCGCACTATCTACATCTCTCGCAGTGCTAGGCAGGTAACCTTGAGCCAATAATTCATCTATCTTAGCCTGTTGACCTGGAGTAAAATCCACAGTTTTTTTAGTAAAGTTACCAAAACCAATTTGATTAAAACCTCTATCTTTTGCAGCAAATAATTTATCTAATCTATTTTGTTGTCTTTTATCATACATTTCTTTTTCAAATTGTTCTGTACTCATAGGAGTACCATCAGGATTAGTTCTTCCAAGTTTGTCCCCTATAAATTTCATTCCTTTTTTAGAAAAAGCTAAACCAAGACCTGGGATACCCATAGCAAATCCAAGTAGAGACGCTAGTAATCGTCCTATTCCTCCACCTCCTCTTTGAAATGGATTTGGTTTTACATCAGGTGCTTTCTCTGCTGCTGATTGTCTAGCAAGTCTGTTTAATTCTATTCTTCTATTATCTCTATCTGCTTGATCTTGACCTTCTTTTTGTCTTCTGTCTACAGTTTTATTAGCTCTTGACGCAGTGTTAGTTCCCATCTGTCTATCAAAACTTTTTGAAAAAGAAGTAGTAGAAGCATCTGCTCCTCCACCTTGAAAATTTTTTCTACTAGTTATTCTTTTATCTATCATTATCTTCTGCCGTCTGGTTGCGCATCAACTCTAAGTGTACCATATCTCCATGACTCACCTACAGCGTCATTTGAAATTTTAAGAGATACTAATCTACCCCTTGCTCTAGTATCTACTTTATCAGTAGAGTTTGTAATTGTAAAGGGTCCAAGTGGTGAACTAACCGCTGTATCATCAGGGTAAGAACTTACAAATAATGTAACTGTAGCGTCTCCTCGTAAATATTTAAAATCGGGTATAAATCTCTTGACTGACATAAAGAACTCTCCATCTCCTCTATAATCAACGACTCCTGTTGCCTGACCCAATGCGCTTTTACGAGAGGTAATATCATAGTCTCCCGATTGAATAAATGCATCAATAGAAGTTCTACCTGAACTGTTTACTTGGTCATCGCCTACTTCATGAGCATAATATATAGAAGCTCCGTACTTGTTAGTTATACCAGATATTGCAGAGAATGCCGGAGTTGCACTATCATCATAATCTGTGGCATAAGGCACTTGAAAGACACCTTGATCTTGATAAGTTGTTCTATCTAATGATGAAGTTGTAAATACATTTTCAGAATAGTTATAAGTAACACATCTATCAATTTGAGTTGACCCTGCTTTAGGATAAAACCAATTTATTTCTGTATATAAAGAATTAGGCGCAGAATAAATAACGTCTGCCGCATCATAATTTAATCCTAAATTATCTCCATCAGTTGAGTATACAAAATCTTCTACGAGACATGGTAAAGATTTAACTGTACCATCATATACAAAAAAACCACCTTCACCTGACATCCACCACACAGCCCCATTTGCATATGACATTGCGTGTTGACCAATACATCCACAGTTAGTACCTACTTGTCTAACAGAGAAAGTAAATGGTGGACCGACAAATTGAATTACATACGCAGCTAAATCAGTTGTTACAAAAATATAATCTTTACCTTGTATGGCTGCTCTAATCTCATTACCTGTATCTAATCTGAATGTACCAGCAGTGTTGGTTGCTGTAGGTGCATATGTATTTAAATCTTCTTGATTAGAAAATCTTACAAACATAGGGTCTTGTGTTGTAGTATCACCTACCGATGTTTATGTACCCATGTGAAATAAGTGTCTATCTCTATCTGATACAATAGAAATTCTTGTAGCTGTTGGATTGTTTGTTGTGTTAAAATTACTTGTAGACTGTGAAGCTCTTACAGCTCTTGGACTAGATGCTCCAGCATCCCAAGTAAATGTTTTACCATTAAATATAGTTGCAACTAATACTTCACCAAAGTTATCAAGACTCCAGTTTCCTGGTGCCAGAACCACATTACTTGTAGATCGTTCAGTACCCCAAGTAGAATCACTCCATAAATAAGTTCCCCAACCATAACCAACTGTTTGAGTTGTTGGTCCAATTATAATATAGGGATTAATTGTAGCTCCCCCTGTTCCAGACGAAGCACCAGCCACAGCTGCAATAGGAGTTTGAATAGTAAAAGTATTAGCAGTAGGCACACTTAATATCTCAAATGCACCTTCAGTGAAAGTAGTTGAACTTGTAAATCCATTAGGAGTTACAACACCTGTAAATGTAATATATCTTCCTACAGATAAATTATGTGAGGTTTTATTTACTGTAACAATATTAGAGCCTTCAACAGTGTCAAACGTTGCTCCAGTAATTGCTGTATCTAAAGGAGTAATATCATAAAGTGCTTCTCCGTAATATAAAAACAAACCTTGAGAAGTTCCTATAGCTGTATATTTTTCACCTTTAAAACTACTAAAAGCAAGTTGGCTTCTAGCAGCACCTGGTAAAGTTTCATTAGCAACGGTAAGTTGTTCCCAACCACCTATTTTTTCAGGTAAACCATATCTAAATCTTACAAAGTCTCCATCTACCCATTCACTTTCAGCACCTGATTCAGTAGCTTGTTTATTAAATCCTGGTTTAAAATTGAGTTTCTGTAACATAACCTAATATTATATAGGGTTTTTATTATTTTGGTAGTATTATATTCCAATCTAGCTTGGATATCAAATCCTCTAGTCGAACTTTTTTTAAATTATTGTCCTTTAAATACTGAATTAATTCTTCCATATCAACAATAATCCATTGATCTTTAATATCAAAAACCATTTTATCGGCCTTAGAATTAAAAAATCCTCCTTTAGTGTTATTTTTTAAAGGTCTTAGATCAAATTTTAATAACTGATTTGATTTATCTTTTATAATACCTTCTATATCCCAACATTCTTTTTTTCTTTGTATGGGAGTAGCAATATTAACCTGACTTAAGTTACGTTGAAATTTATTATACATCTAGTTCCATTAGTAGGTTGCTCTGCAGTATGCCATAGGGAACCATCAAAAGTAATCATTCTTCCTTGTTTAGGAGTAATTCTTTTCCATTCTTTTTTATTTTTAAAAATAACAGTATCCCCATCAGAATCTTTTACATAATAAATATATACTTGATGTGGTTTTTCGACATCTATGTGTGGAGGATCTTGTTTATTTTTAAGTAACTTTGGATTTAATGGTAATTGCACAAACATTCTAGCACAATCTACATTACCTTTTATAATATCTTTAAAAATATTTAATACTTCTGCTTGTTTTGTTTGGATCTTATCGTCCAATATAAAATTATGATTAAAAGCAGGACAATAATCTTTACTACTTTTATCAGTAATATTATTCATATACCATACTGGCATCGCAGATGAGAGTAATATATTTTTTAACCACTCTTGTTTTTCTTTCGAAAGAGCTCGCTCTATAACTTTCATAAAAAGTTTAAAATTTATTTAATTATTCTTCAGTCCAAGTCAGAGTTTCAGGATTCCAAATAAAAAGATTAGTAGGAGTTGAGCTATCCATACCTTTCCATCTTAAATTATCTTCGTCCCACATAATTCCGTATGGAAGTTCAACACCACTTACTGTGTAAGTTTCAACAGTTGGGAATGGAACTGGTGCATCCCACGTATCGTCGTCTTGTAAAGTCCATGATGCATAAGGTTGCGCTGGAATAAATTTATCTCCTTCATAATCATAAATGTCTG